CTTGACAACCGTTCAAAATTAGACTGTGCCTCGATGATATTCTACTATTAAATAAAGATTTTATAAGGTATTAAATATGTTACTTGAATTAAAAAGAATTGATTTATATCCATTATGTACAATAGGAACATTATCGGTAAATGGTAAATTCCTGTGTTACACATTAGAAGACACGGTGAGAGAAGTTGATGGTGTACCAGTTAAAGACTGGAAGATTCCTGCCAAGACTGCTATACCTAGAGGAGAATATGAAGTACTCATAACTAGGTCTAATAGATTCAAAAAATTGTTACCTGAATTACTGAAGGTCGAAGGATTTGCTGGTATCAGAATACATGCTGGTAATACACATGACGACACTGAGGGGTGTATATTGGTTGGCATGAAAAACAGAATCATATCAGTAGGCGATAGTGTTATTGCTATGAAGAAATTGCAACCAATGATTAGCACTGCTATTAAAAATAAAGAAAAAGTAACTATAAAAATAGCATGACTGAGCTGATTGTTTTGTTCATACTTAATGTCCTTGTATTGTTGTATATCTTTTTTCCTAGGAAAGAAACTCGTAAAAAGAAGTCACCTCTGAGTACTCATTTCAAAGAAGACGTCAAAAGAGGGAAAAAAGACCCTAGACAGTAATCGATAAATAGTGCCATATATCATCATTACGAGTATCATGGCAACTTATACCGATTTAAGCTTATCACTCCAAGCACATCCATTCACTAAAGATATACTGAAAATTTCAGATGTTGATGCTGTCAAGCAATCAATGAAAAATATATTATTCAGTGGCCCATATTCTTCGCCGTTCAATACGGTTCGTGGTGCTGATATAAGAAGTATACTCTTTGACCAACTCACCCCTCCAAGTACCGCTATTATAAAACAAAAGATTTTATTGTCAATGGAAGAATTAGAACCGAGAGCAGCCATAGAAGATATATATGTAGGCGAAGGAGAAAACAACTATTTAAATATTGGTATATTGTTCCATGTTGTTGGTAATCCTAATCAACAGACATTAAATTTCACATTTGAACGACTAAGGTAAGGTATTATGCAAAAGATACGTATAGGGAAACTTGATTTTCAAGACATAAAAGATTCTCTTAAAAATTATCTGTCTCAGCAAACAGAGTTCACAGATTATAATTTTGAAGGTTCTAATATATCTCAACTGTTGAACATATTAGCATATAATGCTCATTATGATGCGCTGGCTGCCAATTTCCTCGCTAATGAGGTTTTCCTAGATACCGCTACCAAAAGAAGTTCTGTTATCTCGCGCGCAAAGGAACTGGGATATAATAGTAGAAGTCGTCGAGCATCCTCCGCTATTTTAACCGTTCATATTGACAATTTGTTAAATGCAGAATCGACTCCATCAGTCCTAGTACCACGAGGTACTAGATTTACAACTAAAGTAAACGAGGAGATATTCACCTTTACTACAAAAGATACTGCGATATTAGATAAACAGATTGAGTTAGGATTACCAGTATTTGTTGGCACGGTAAATGTGTATGAGGGAGTACTGACACAGAACATAAGCACATACGATGCTACTGATTCTACTATAACTATACCTAACATCGATGTTGATACTACTACCCTTCGAGTAGAATTATATGAAGACAGCCAGTGGGTAGAATGGACTCTACCGACGTCATTCTTATCTGTCACTTCTACCTCTAAAGTGTATATGATTCAAGAAGGATTTAATGGATATGAAATTTATTTTGGCGATGGTGTTCTAGGTAAGAAACCAATAGATGGTTCGCAAATTCGTATGACATATGTAGTAACATCCGGCGCCGTTGCAAATGGAGCATCGGTATTTTCATTATCATCAAATATAACAGGAGTAGGTTCTAATACCATCGTCACAGCATCTGTACAATCTCCGTCTTCTGGCGGATTGTTAGAAGAATCGATTGAATCTGTAAAATTGAATGCTAAAAATATATATTCCACACAGAATAGAGCGGTAGTTGCTGAAGATTATGCTGCCCTCGCTCAACAAAATTTCGAACAAATAAGAGAAGTATTAGCATGGGATGGTGCAACGACGATGCCACCTAGATTTGGCCGAGTAGTGCTTTGTGTTAAACCGAGAGTAGGAGCAGTATTAAGTACAGCAAATAAGAGTTTAGTATCTGACTTTTTGATGCGAAAGGGAGTAGGTAATATCAAGATTGATTTTATTGACCCGGAATACATCAATATCGAAGTGGACTCTATTATAAAATATTCTGTGTCTAATTTACAATTGACTCCTTATGAATTAGAATATCTAGTAAAAGCAATTATAACAGATTATGCAGGAGACTCAATTAATAAATTTAAGGGAGTTTTTAGATATTCTAATCTTGTATCACTTATCGATTCTGCTGATTATTCTATATACAGCAATGAAACTGTGGTATCATTGAATAAAGAAGTTAGACCAAATCTGTATGAACCAAATAATTTTGTATTCACTTATGCTAATCAGATAGTAAAAGGATCCTTTAAGAGTACAAAATTTAATGATGGTATATTACCAAATAAATTATTCTTGCTTGACGACAACGGCAAGATACATGAGTATTATTCTATTAATGGTAAGAATGTAATATACAAGGCAAATGTAGGTACAATAAATTACGTGACAGGTGAAGTTGTTATGAATAACATAACAATGTCAAGTGTAGATGATTTAAAATTTAAGCTATCAGTAAAGCCGGCTACGTTAGATATTTATTCCACTCAAAATATTATACTGACTTTAACTCAGCAAAATATTAAAATCAAAGCAATTAAGGACACAGTTCAATGATTGAAGTACCAACAATACCTGATGTAATCGAGGCACAGATTCCTGTTATAGCCAGACAGCCAGAGAATGCTAAATTTGTTGCTCTCCTAAAGCACTATTATGATTGGTTGATTCAAAAAGGACAACCGACTGACTTCATCCGTAATATACTACAATATAGAGACATTGATTTAACTACTGACGCATTCAGAGAACATTTAGCTGCATCGCTATATCATGTCATACCGTCCACCTCGGCTGCGGATAAGATTTTAATGACTAAACATATAACAGAATTTTTAAAATCAAAGGGGAGTTTAGAGTCCTTTGAATTTATTATGAATGCTATATATGGCGAAATTATTCAAGTGGACTGGAATTCTGACAAATTATTCAGAGCATCTGATAATGAATATTCTCGCAGAGCATCCGTTGTAATTGAATCTGACAGTCCTTGGTCGCTTGTAGATGATTCTGAAATTGAACAAACATATCCAACCCCAGCGTCTGCTATTATAGAGAGCTGTGTCACCACTACTTATAACGGTACGACTTTAAATTGGTTAAAACTTAATGATAAAAGTGTCATGGGTAGATTTGAAGTCGCCGGCTCCGTTAGGGCATTGCATAATAACATCGACTTATCTTTACAATATATCGAAGAATATTACAAACCAATAAGTCTTTTTGGTGATATATTAGAGTTTTCAGCATTGACTGAAGAGGCTAGACCGTATGATACATTAATTGTTAAACAATTAAATTCAGATTTCAGAGCAATTATCGAGACACTTATATCTAGGGTGACTGATAATGATAAATCACGCATCAGAGTTAAAGTGACTGCAGTCACTGGTACTTTGGGAACGGATGATTTGTATATCATCCCTGCAATGATTGAAAATAGTTTATATACTAAAGATGAGTATGAGCATGGTATTGTATCAAAATCAGTGGTAGGAATATCGTTTGATAATAGCGGGGCATTATACACACCTGGGGATAATATCACATTTTTGGCAGGTTCAGGACTTAATGTAGATGCTGTCGTCTCTGATATTGGAGCAGGTGGTATCGATACTGTAGATATTATCAAAAAGGGATACGGATATTCAGTTGGTGATAACTTGACAGTCCTCAATGATGCATCAAATGGGGCTGGATTCATTGCCTCAGTCGATAAGATTGATGGTATTGGTGGTGATATTGCAGTTACTACAGAATTAAATGCGTTCTCGATTACTGATGGTGGTTATGGTTATGCTGTTGGAGATGAATTGCAAATACTTGGAGGAAATAGAAAAGAAGGAACTCCGCCTGCCAAATTCCTAGTATCAAGTATAAATGCAGCATGGTTGTTTAAGGGCATTAAGATTGTCAACACTGGCTCGAATTATCCGAAATACTCAAAGATTGAATTAATCGATTCTGTTACCTTGGCTAAAATTGCTGGATTTGTTGCTACTCCTACATTTAATACTACTAATGGTATATCAGATATAACAATCACATCCACTCCAACTATATCATCTAAGGACTTGAAGGTAATAGTGAATGGATATGGTGCATCCTATACAGCAAACTTATCTGCTGGTGCTGTTATATCATTTACTCAAAGCAATGTTGGGGTGAATTATATTAATCCGGAAGTTGAGATTCTTGGAGACGGTGTCGGCGCCTCGGCGGTACCTATTTTATCCTCTGGTACTATAACAGGTATAACGTTACTTAGCGGAGGGTCTGGTTATACAACAACTACTGTATTAATTAAAGAGAAATTTAGCACTGGTTTTGTGGCTACGCCAAAAATTCAAAATACGACTGATAATACTGGTACTATTACCGGTCTCTCTATAATTGATAGAGGAGAATATAATACACTGCCATCTTGCTTTGATAATAAATTAATAACGAAAACGGGCATCGGCGAAGATGCTACGGTATCACTAGATTTTAGATTGCTTAATACCAAATTAATATCAGCAGGTAATTATTATCAAACTGCAACTGCTGATATTAATGGTAACGGCTCTGGGGCGGTATTTAATCCTATACTTCGAGACGGCTCGATAGGTTCTTTTAACATTGTCAGTGGCGGGTCGGGATATACTTATGCATATATTACAATAGGTGATGGTTTCGATTTCGTCGGTAGCGTTAATATAACTGGTGGAGTGATTACCGGTATCACAATTTACAAATCAGGATGGGGATATAATACCACAAGTTCAGTCAATATCATCGGCGATGGTATCAATGCTGATATTAATTTGTTAGGAGCAGGCAATATAAAAAATGGAGTACTGAAAGAGCTTGTTGTTGTATCAGGAGGAACAGGTTATTTTTATGGTACTAGTATATCTGCTCCAACAAGTCAACCAGGTGCTATAGCAGCTATATTAACTCCTATTATTGTCAATGGTGAGATTAAATCAATATCGAGTACTGAGGGAGAAGGATATATTTCTACTGATATGGACAACATCATACTTGATGCAGGTATATCAGCGCTGATGACTTTGAGTGTATCAGGCACTGGCAAACTTGTATCATACGATATTACGAGCGGTGGAGAAGGATATTATTCACAGTCAGAAGTAACTCCGGTATCAATATCAGCAAGTATAGGTACAGGTGCTGTATTGTTGCCTACAATAGATGCTGCCGGCAAAATAATTGCGGTGCAAGTTCATGCTGGTGGTCAGGGATATACTGGAGGTACTATACTTTCAGTCGCCGGCGGGGGTGGAAGTGGAGCAATTCTAAAACCACTGATATATCAAAATAAAATAACTGATGTCATCATTGAAAATTCAGGAGCAGGATATAAATACGGTACATCAGCTTTTGTAGTTGGTGATGGTATGAATGCTAATATAACTCCGGTGGTCGAAACTGGTATTACATCAGCCGACGTCATAAGCGGAGGTGTTGATTATATTAATGGTTCAACTGTCATAAACATAACAGACCCAACGGGTACCGGTGCTGAAATTCAACCTATCATTGTCGATAACACGATAGTATCATTAGAAATTATAAACAAAGGAACAGGATACACAAATCCAGTGTTATCTGCTACGATTGGTTCAGGTGCAACATTAATAGCAAAGGCTCCGCGTAACATTATAGACTTCACCGTAGTTGATGCAGGTACTGGATATACCTATGCCGATTTGATATTACTCGGTGACGGTTCTATCAATGCAGATGTTCGCTTGAAATTCGATAAATTAGGTTCAATTGATTCAGTCATAACAACCAATTATGGTACAGGATATACGATAACACCCGTCGTATCGATAACAGATACTAGTGGGTATGGTGCTGTGTCTAAAATAGCTATTAAGTCATTAGGAGGTGGATATACGGTACCCCCTATATTAATATTAGAAAATAAATATGATGAATTTGGTAATTTAACAGCATCTGGTACAAAATTTTCATCTCATGGTAAAAACATAGGCTCAATAAAAGGAATATCTTTTACAGATAATGGTGCAGCTTATGATGACCTTCCTATACCAATTTTCCCTGTTGTTGCTACCTTGGCTGAAAATGCTGCATTTATATCTGGAGAGACCGTAAAAGTATATTCTAATTTATACAGAGATATTAGCGCATCATTTGGTGCATTGTTAGAGAGTGGGGATAATATATTGTTGGAAAGTGGTGATACATTAGGTCTTGATGTACTAGATTCGTCCTTCGACAATGGTACTACTGCAAAAGTAATTTCAGTTGATTATGAGAAAAATATAATTAAACTTGATGTAACATCAGATGCGTTTTTTATAACAAGTGAGCAATTAGATAAATTAGTCATAACAGAAGATGATATTGATATTGTGCACCAATTATCTGCATCTTTGGATATAGGCGATGTACTTATCGGCGAAAAATCAAATGCTCATGCTACTATCTCATATATGAACAGAGCCTCAGGTGCAACTATCGCAGGTGGTAATGGATGGGGAGACTTTAAATTCAAGTCAAATGTAGGTAAATTGAATGATAAATTATCCGTATTGGCTGACAACAATAGATACCAAGATTATGCATACGTTGTAAAAGCAGGTAGAGCGCTAAAAGATTATGAAGTTTTGTTGAGAACAACTGTGCACCCAGCTGGATTTTCTTTATTTGGCGATGTTGTCACTCAGACATTAACAGAATCTAATATACTGAATGAAATTGGATATAACAGCACCGTTAGTATATTGTTTATATATTCTATATATGCAATGTATCAAGAAAGTACGATAGGACAAGAATGGTCAGCAATAGATGATTTATTTGGAGATTTTACTAAATTCAGATATGTCGATATGCCAATTTCTCTTGTAAAAGATTTTACTACCAGACAAACAAGCAAAACATTGTATAGAATTGTCGATGAATATGCTGCGCCTCCTATAGTTACAGCAGATTTATCTAAATGGACATTGGCTGATAATATACAAGTAATAAAGAATCATTCATCTGGACCATCTGGTAAATTGGATATGTACAAACTATCTGATTTATATAGCGCAAATGTTGCAAGTATATATAATATAGTACCAGTAGCAGCTGATGGTAGAACATATGCATTTGAATGTATGATTAAGAAACAAGTAAATCCATTGACATATCCTAAGTTCGAACTTAAGGATTATATTTCAGGCGGCGACATATATACACTTGTTCTGAATACTGAAAGTGGAGAATATAAAACAGATGGAACTGGACTGACAACTGTATTATCTGTCGGCGACTTTTGGTTTGTTAGAATGATACCTGCCGTTGTAGCACCTGGTGCTAATATCTGTGCTAAAATAATACCAGCCGCATCATATATTGATGCATTTGTTAATTCTCCATGGGCAAATGACATAACTGCTATAGGTTCCATTGATATATCGGCGGTTGTCCTGAAAGATATAACTGGGGTAGCTACTCATACCGGATATATTAGAGCGATTAATAATGAATATGCAGGTGCTATGTTTTATTTGACTCCAACAGAAACAGATTTAATTATTCAATAAATACAAACATGAATTCAAAAAGGAACGTAGATGTCTGCAATCATTCGTGATACATTTAAAACAACAGCACTTGCAAATTTCATTAATAATTTGAGTGCAGATTCATTATATCTTGGTATTGGTAGACCACAAGCATGGGATACTGTCGCTAATCTGGATACTACGGTACCTGTTCCTGAAAATACAGGCAGGATGGTAAGCAATGATTGGGAAGATATGCTTTCGCTTAAAAAAATATCTTCCTCTGATGCATATTCTGGTATATTCAAAGAGACATGGCAAGCAAATGTAATCTACGACATTTATAGACACGATTGGTCCGGAGATATAAGTGCAGTATATAATGGGCCAAACCAAGCCCCTACGACACCGAGTTCAATAGCAGATGTCAAATGTTTTGTGGTAACTGAAAACTTTTCTGTGTACGTGTGTCTAAAACAAAGTGTCGTAAACGGTGTGGTTCAGCCTTCCATATATTCTCCAGAGACTGGAGTACCTGTTGGAGTGGATACTGGAATAGTGAAAACAGCCGATAATTATTATTGGAGATTTTTAGCTAGTACATCCGCCGCGGATTTTGTGAAGTTCTCAAGTAAATATTATCATCCAGTCGGGACGGTTCTTGTAGCTCCCGGCCCAAGTGATGCATATTATACACAATGGTTACATCAAGGATATGCTGCACAACACAAGGGAGGCATTTACACAATAAATGTTACAACAAGTGGTACAGGGTATAATGGTGGCATTGCTGGAAGCAGAGCAGTAACAGATGCAGAGGCAGATGCTGAATTCAAAGTAATAGGTAATGGTCTCGGATTAGAATACACCGTAACATACGGGCCAGGTGGTTCAATTTCAGATGTAGAAATTACTAACCCAGGGGCAGGATATACACATGCTACTATCTTAGCAACAACTGGAACAGGTGCAGTATTTGATATAATTTATACTCCGATGAGTGGACTTGGAGTAAACCCTGCTAAAGATACCGTTGCTAGGTTTTTGCTGATAAATGTTATATTAACTGGTGCCGAAGGTAGTGGGGATTTCACCGTAGGAAATGATTATCGAAAGATTAGTCTAGTATACAATCCAAGCATATTTGGCAGTGATACAATCGCAACAGCAGCTACTTTAGACGCAACTCTAACCCTAGGAATAGCAGCAGGACTTCCAGTTGATGCATATCCTATTGACTCCATTATAACAGGTACTACATCTGGTGCTAAGGGTAGAGTGGTAGATTACAATTCTACTACCGGCGCTCTGCGTGTAATTAGAACATCATCTGAAAATTTGAATAATATAGGTGCTAATAATTCATTTCAAGTGGCAGAAAGTATAACAGCACTTGGAGGAACGGGTAATAGTGTTATTGGTACTATTACTAATCCTGAAGTTCAAGTATATTCTGGTGATATAATTTATTCTGAATATAGAAGCCCTATTACTCGTGCTGAATTACAGACAGAAACATTAAATATCATCATAAAGATTTAACGTGAGTCGGTAATAAATAAAACATAGAATAAAACATAGAACTGCATACTTTACTAGGAATACTACATGCTTGATTTAAATACATTTCCCTATTATGATGACTTTGAGTCTCTAAAAGGGTATCATAAAATATTATTTCATCCTGCCAAACCAGTACAGGCGCGAGAATTAACGCAGATTCAGAGTATACTTCAAGCTCAAATAAAACGACATGGTGACCATGTATTTAAAAATGGCACACTCGTAATACCGGGTCATGTATTCTACGACGACACTGTCAAATTTCTTAAATTAGAAGTAAATTATAATGATGTTAACATTGAAACATATATATCTGATTTAGTAGGAACTACGATTGCAGGTGATACGAATGGCATAACAGCTACCGTAGTACATTATGATGTATCGACCGATACTGACCAACCCACAATTTATATAAAATATCTTTCTGCTTCAGGTGCTATTCAAGAATTTCAGTCAGGTGAAACTCTTACTAGCGTAGATATACCAGGCCTTGTATTTAAAATTGCTCCACTCACGACTTATACAGGAGCGGCATCAATATGTACAATCGGCGAGGGGGTATATTATGTAAATGGTTATTTCGTACAAGTATTAAAACAATCAGTAACCGTTTCTAAGTATACTAATACCGCATCTGCTGTTGTAGGTTTAGATTATATAGAATCGATTGTAACTGAAAATGAAGATTATACTCTTAACGATAATGCATTTGGATTTACCAATTATAATGCACCCGGTGCTCATAGATTAAAAATATCTTTGACGTTATCGAAGAAAGATTATGAGTATACTTCCGCGGATACTGCTGAAATTAAATTTATTGATTTATTGAAAATCAATAATGGTAAGATTGAATATCTAAAAAATGAAACAAAATATGCTGAAATAGAAAAATGGCTCGCACGAAGAACGTATGAAGAGTCTGGTGATTATGTAGTTTCTCCATTTTCATTTAATGCGGCTGAATATCGCAAGAATGATAGAGGAATATGGCTCCCAAATATCCCAGTTTTAATTGGCGATTTAGTATCTAACGGCGATATTACATACATCGCAATGAATCAAGGATATACTGGTTCAGCTGCCCCGGTGCATACTTATGGAATCGTATCTGATGGTGTAATTTATTGGAATCAAGTACCAAATAAGAGATTGTTTGACAATAAAGGAACGACACCAATCACAAGTGAACTGATAGATGAGCATATTATTGCTGAAAGTAAAATGGCAATTCAAACAAGTCCAGGTAAAGCATATATAAAAGGATTTGAAATTGAATTTAACTTAGCTACAACTGCTGTTGTATCAAAAGCTAGACAAACTCGCCAACTATCTCAAGCACAATTATATACGCCAGCCGGTGCATATATTGTAGTCAAAGATATAATAGGCGTTCCTTCAATAACAGCTAATTTAACAAAAGTAGATATATTGGATGTTACAAGTGCAATCATTGGTACTGCCCGGGTTAGGTCTCTGGAATATTTGTCTGGTACACCTGGTATCGATAGCACATATAGGCTGTTCCTTTTTAATATAAAATTAAATACTAAAAATAATTTTGCAAGGGATGCATATTCTTTTAATAGTACATCCTTTTCTGCTAATATCGTTTCGAAAGTAATACCGTTAAGCGGTTCTGGTACATCTGCTGCCACTACCATAACTGGCGTCGGTACTTATTTTGATTTTGAATTATCAGTAGGTGATAGAATTGTTGCTTCGGGGGTATCTGCTAAAGTAGTTACCATATCAAGCCCAACAACAATAACAACATCAGTTGATATAACTGCATCGGCAAGTACATTATATAGAGAAATTGCCGAACTTGTTATATTGGGAGATTATGTTCGCAAATTGCCATCTAAGGCTATAAATACACTTCGAGATATTAATGGTGATATTGACATGCAATATGTCGTATCCAAATCATATCAGTTCACCACGGTTGGCACTACATATAATATTATATTAACAAATGGGGAAACATTCTTACATACGGGACATATTATAATTTCGGGCAGTACAGGTTTGCCTGTTAATGCAACATATTCGCTTGATACTCCTGCAACAACATTGACTATCAGTGGGTTGCTAGCTGCCACTGATTATAAGGGTATTATATTAGTTAAAAGAACAGGTGCATTTGCTAAAGAAAAGACTAAGTCCCTAGCAGTCGGCGCATTAACACTTACAAATGCGACCTCACAAAAATATGATAGCAAGAATATATCCTTAAATGAGGCAGATTGCCTTCGTATTATAAAGATAACAGAATCGGGTGACCCTACTGATAAAGCATCATACGTTGAAGCAGGTGAATCTGATATTACAAATAAATACGTGTTTGATAATGGGCAGCGAGCAGAATACTATGATGTCGGTCGAGTGCGGACTAATCGTACTACTACTAGACCAATTCGTATCATATTCGAGTATTTCGTGCATTCTGATGGAGATTATTTCAGTGTAGATTCATATTCTTCAATCCCAACCGCATTGTTAAATGCCGTTAAAATAGGAGATGTTGACTATTATCTGCCAGATTGCTTGGATTTCAGGAGCAGAATTTCGGACAATGGTACTGAATTCAATGTAGTAACTGGTGCATCGGTATCTGACCCATTATCATCTGAGTCTACTATGAGTACAAGCTATTCATACTTTTTATCTAGGACAGATTCACTCGGAATATCGAATTCAGGAGAAATGACTTATATCCTCGGCGGTGATATGGTCGATGGAATGCCATTGGTTACAATATCAGTAGCTGCAAAGACAAATGTACCATCAACTGATGTATCATTTTCTAATGAGCAAATACTTAATTATACAATGAGAGCTGTAAAAGATTTAGATAGCAGATTATCTAATGTAGAAACAGAAGTACTTTTAAGTGCAGCAGAAAAATCAACCGTGAATTTGTCAATCAAAGATAGTTTCGGTTTAGAAAGAGATAAAAACGGTTTCTTGGTTGATAATTTTACTGGATTAGAAGTATCAGATATATCTAATCCAGATTTATCTACAGCGATTGACCCTGAAAACAGAGAATGCAGAGCATTAGCTATATTGGATGGTGTTACATTAATGGAGCCGACTGGCATTACAGCTACTGCCAGAAAGGCATCAAACTATCAACTGACAGGTAGTTTAATAACATTACCATACGAAGAAGTAAATATGCTCAATCAGTCGATGGCATCAAAAGCAGAAATTGTACAAGCATATTCCACATTAGATTTCACTGGTAAACTCGATGTATTACCTGCAGCAGATAATTATGTTATACATAGATTTTCTGTCGTCAATGACCCTACTGTGCGACTTGCGCCTGTTACTAATTATATAAATAAGACAACCAGAGCATATATTACGTTAAGTGGTAGAATGGCGGATGCATCTAGCTATTTCAGGAAGATAAACAACAGGAAACACGGTCGAACGTATAATACTAGGACTGACGTCGGCGGTGTTACCAGATACAGAAAGAGATGGCGCCGGAATGATAGATAACACACGAACAATTTAAAAGAAACATACAATGACAAGCGACAGAATAGAAACAAACATATCTACTACGAGTGCCCAAGAAACATTATCATTGGGTAGTTACGATGTAGTCAATAATTTCAAAGCATCTAAACTCAGAACTAGAACCGTTATATTATCCGCAACAAAGCTTAAACCATTTGCTGATATGAATGTATTTTTAAGTGGAACTCTCGTAAATTCTCATTTTACTCCTTGCACTATGGTTGAAGTTTCGACCACAGGAGCCTTTGCACCAGCAAAGGGGCAGCAATATAATGATAATATTTTACTGAGAACGACTTCAATCAATTCATACGATACTATATTAAAGGGAGATGTTATCACTTGCCTCACAGGTAGTGCTATTGTAATATCAGACGAGACTATTTACGATAAAACTTTAGGTGCTAATAAGAGAATATTATATGTAACAAATGTAAAAGGCACAATTTCTGGTACCATAACTGGCAGTGTAAGCATGAGTACTGGCACAGTTGTATCAGTTTCAAGTGGAAGTAGAACGACTAATTCCCTCGGAAATATATATGGTGCCCTAGTAATTCCAGCATTTACATTTGACTCTGGTATCCAAAAGATATTATTAAGTGATGCAAATACACCAGATACAAATGCATCTAGCACAATGGCAGATGCAGCATATATATCTAATGGGGATGTATATGCGCATACAAAGCACAATAAATTCGGAGAAAGAACAGTGACGAGTGTAGTAGATAGGACAAAGACGACTGAGTTTTTCTCACAGTCGTAAATAATTAAAAGGATTTAATACATGAGCGCTTCAATTTCACCATTAGCACAAACATTTAAAGTAGATAATACATTCACGGAAGGTGTCTTATTAACATCAGTCGATTTATTTTTTGCGGCGAAAGATGATACTGCTCCTATAGAAATTCAACTCGTAGATACTTTGAATGGTTATCCTACTAACATTATAATCGAAGGTTCCAAAGTCATATTGCCGGCAGCTGCTGTTACGACATCGAGCACATCGTTAGTTCCAGTAAAATTCAAATTCGATTCGTTGGTATATTTGGAATCTGGCAAAGAATATGCAGTGAAAGTACTGACAAATTCAGCCAAATATAAAGTTTGGACATCTGTTATGGGTGATAATAGGATTGACAATCCTGCTGTACTAATTACTCAGCAACCTGCTGTTGGTTCATTATTTAAATCACAAAATAATTCTACATGGACACCTGAGCAACTTCAAGATTTGACATTCAGATTAAACAGAGCAAAATTTAATACTGGTGTTATCGGCAATATATCTTTAGTAGAAGCGCCAACTAACGATATAGTGACATTAGTATCAAATCCATTTATGACAACAAATGGGCAAACCACGGTTAAAGTGCATCATATCAATCATGGATATGCACCTGGTATGTTAGTAACTTATAGTGGAAGCACTGATGCTACCTTTAATTCTCAGTTCTCTGTATTGTCAGTTATCAATTCTGATTATTATACCATTGGACTAGCATCGGCAGCCTCGGCCACAAACAAAGTCGGCGGTTCAGATGTACAAACTGAACAATCGATAAAATATGACACTATCATGGTATCTGGTATATCCGAGGGCAGAGAGGTAGGTACTAAAGTAACTGCCAGACTGAGTAATTCGATAAACCGAGATGCAACAGATACTGATATTACTCCTGAGTATTTTACTGATTTGACTAGTAACAAATATGTATATACATCCGCCAATAGAGTATCAAAATTAGCTGGGGTGAATTCATTTAATCTGAAAGTAGCCCTCAGTTCTAATAATGATGCAATGTCTCCAGGGATTGACTTGGAATTATTATCTGTCGATTTACTAAGTAATAAAATTAATAATCCATCTAGTACTGACATAGATTTCAATATCGATGGTGAAACTATTGTAGTAGGAGCATCGAATGTTTCCTTTGATGCTGTGACCAATAATATCACAATACCAAGTACAACAGATTACACAAAAATAAAAGAAGGCGCCTGGGTTAAAATACTCGATGCAGGCGGATTAAATGATGGTTTATCTGGTTATATTTCAGAAATTGATACTTTTGCTAATACCCTTACCGTAGTAGGAGATACATTAGTCACTGAGTCTAACAGAAGTGCAACAGTTGAACAATATATATCATTCATTTCAGAGACATCGAATGGTGGTACAGCAGAATCAAAACATATAACAAAACAGGTCAATTTAACAAATAAATCTACTGGATTCAGAATACTAGTCGATGCTAATATTCATACAGATGCTGAATTGGAATTATATTACAGGACAGGATTGCAAAATGCTGGGCTCGAATTATCCAATGTAGGATGGAGCAAACACGATATTACATATAAAAAATCAGTCAATGAAACTGATTTCATCGAGTATGAATTTAATATTACTGATTTAGACCTATTTGACCAATTCCAATTGAAGTTTGTATTGTTAAGTTCGAATACTGCTGTTACTCCTAAACTTAAATTGCTGAGAGTCATTGCACATGCATAAAACTGATGTCGATAATATTATGCAAGCGAGTACAGGCATTTTAATTTCTACCGCTAAACCTACAGGATATTTAAATCAACATAAAAAAATGTTAGAACTTGAGGCTGATAGGATTAAAATAAATAGATTAGAATCTGAAATGAATATCATAAAATCCATGCTTCAACAAATTATTAATAAGGTCAACACATAATGGCAAAACCGATCGTAGAATTGTATAACAGTTTTGAAGACTGGAGAGTGATGACAAATACAATCTCCAACAACGTAGGTGACCCATTAACAGTATCCCCAGACCAAACATTCGCAGTAACTGATGTTGTATCTGTATTAAATGATATTTATACTAAGAAATTTAATAGAAGCGGCGGGGATATTACTGGTGATATATCAGTTAACACTAATAAATTTAATATAACTGCTGCATCTGGTAATACAACAATTGCTGGTACATTAGGTGTCCTCTCCAACCTTGCTATCAATACAAATAAGTTCAATGTAGCTGCTCTATCTGGTAATACAACAATCGCTGGTACATTGGGAGTAACAGGTGCAACAACACTTACGGGATTGTTGACTACTAACGGCGATTTACATGTTGGAGCAAGCAAAGTTACCATGTTGTCTGCGACTGGAAACACCGCAATTGCAGGTACATTATCTGTTGCTGGTATTACATCGTTAGCAATAACATCTACTACTTCACTCAATGCATCTGGTGCTTGTTTATTTTCCTCTACATTAGGCGTTACTGGTGACGTTGCTATTAACACTAATAAGTTCAATATAACTGCTGCATCTGGTAATACCTCAATTGCTGGTACATTGGGTGTCGCCGGTACAACTACTCTTTCTTCTTCTTTAATATCAACAGTGGGTATACTTAGTACTAATACTCCGATATTATCTGCATCACAGACTTGGAATAATGCAGGTACAGTATTCAATGGTATATATGTAGATGTAACTAATACAGCATCAGCACCGGGGTCTAGATTATTGTCCTTTAAATTGGCCGGGGTAGATAAATTTAACATTGATGTTAATGGTGCAATTAATCAATCATTAGCCGGTACATATCTTGCTAGAAAAATCCTTTCTGGCTCTCGAGGTGTTAGAGAATATCAGGATTTGCTCGATGATGGAATTCAGGGTTTACCTGGGTCACCTGGTATAGAAACCGATTCATTTGAATGGGGATTCACATGGAATGCTGCTTGGGATAATAGTACTCATACTTATATTAAAGATAGAAGTAATGCAGGCGACCATGCATTAATGATGAGGACATCAAAGAAATACACTCAAGATTGGTGGTTTTCAGATGGTACAACAGGTGGCTCTGCTATATTATGGACAAATAAAGTAAAATTTGACCTGCCCAATAGTGCATATACATTTGCTGGTACAATTAATACAACAACATTAAATGTTTCTGGGAACATACAAACAGGTACTTGGAACGCAACAACAATATCAACTACTAAGGGAGGTACTGGTAGAACTACGATAGGAACCGCAAATCAATTCTTGGGTGTTGATGCCACGGCGACTGGACTTGAATATAAGACAGTAACTAGTTCTGATAGTTCATTGTCAATAATGTACCCAAGTGCGGGTGTTATTGATATTAAATTAGTAGGAACATTGCCGGGTAATACAAATTTCGCCGGAGATTTATCAGTAGGCGGTTCAGCACCAAATCATAAATTCTTGGTATTGGCAGCATCTGGTAATACTGATATTAATGGAACATTAGGGGTAACAGGTGCAACAACATTATCGAGCACATTGGGGATAACAGGTGACGTTGCTATCAATATAAATAAGTTCAATGTAGCTGCTCTGTCTGGTAATACGACAATCGCTGGTACATTGGGTGTAACAGGTGCAACAATATTATCTAGTACATTGGGGGTAACAGGTGCAACGACATTATCTAGTACATTAAACGTAGTAGATTCCTTATCGGTTAATATAAATAAGTTCAACGTTGCTGCTCTTTCTGGTAATACAACAATCGCTGGTACATTGGGGGTAACAGGTGCAACAACATTGTCGAGCACTTTGGGTGTTACTGGTAACGTTGCTATCAATACAAATAAATTTAATATAACTGCCCTATCTGGTAACACAACAATCGCTGGTACTTTAGATGTCGCCAGCGCAACAACATTATCGAGCACATTGAATGTGGTAGGAGCATTTTCAGTCAATTCAAATAAATTTATTGTCAATCCTACTACTGGTAATACAACAATTGCTGGTACATTGGGTGTAACAGGAAAGACAACAATCACGGATGTTTCACTTAACACACTAGCATTGAATGATGGAACAGGCGATGCTACCTTAATGGATGTTACTAGTACATCTGTTGCAATCACAGGAGCAACGGCAATTGCAACTGTACCCGCGGCATATAAAGCAGTAGAATTCTTAGTAAAATGTTCAGTTGCAAGTGCCGGTGCGTATCAATTGATTAAATTGTTGGCTGTTAATGATGGTGCCGCTACTACTGCGGTAACTGAATTCGGCAATGTTGAAATCAATGATACAGGTGTATCATACGATATAACATCTGCTGGTGGTATTATGTCGCTAATTGCAACAACTACTATTGCAAATTCGGTATTCACTGTTATTGCGACTTCCATAAAGTAATAAATAGATTATAAACAAATTGTAGTTTTCGGGGATAGGGAACCGAGTTATGGCACAAAAAAGATTTAATGCAAAAAACGGCATTTCAGTAGGCGGGTCAGGCACAGCAACACCGATAGATTTTATCGATGAAACCGGTCAAATACTTTCTGGCAGTAGAATATCATTTTTAGCAAATCCAACAATCACGACTGATCAGCCATTATTCAATGGAAATCAGACATGGAATTCAGCCGCTACTCCCTTCACGGGATTTAGGATAAACATAACTGATGCAGCATCCAATGTAAATTCAAAACTTATTGATATGCAAATAGGTGGTATATCAAAATTTAATGTCGATAAGGCCGGAAATGCACTAATAACAGGTGATTTGACCGTGCAGGGGGCGACTGTCACGATGAATACTTCGACTGTCGATGTCGAAGATACAAATATTACATTAGGCAAAGTTGCAACTCCGACAGATATTACTGCCGATGGTGGTGGTATTACGTTACTCGGTGCAACAAATAAAACATTCAATTGGAATTCTGCTGGGATTAATTGGGATTCATCTGAAAACATTAATCTAGCATTAGGAAAAACATATAAGATAAACAATGTTTCAGTATTATCTAATACTACATTGGGGTCAAGTGTTGTAACATCATCATTAACATCACTTGGCACTATCACAACAGGTGTGTGGAATGGTACAGCTGTTGCTGGTCAATATGGTGGAACTGGTGTTGCTAATACGGGCAAATCAATCACGCTAGGTGGAAATTTAACAACATCTGGAGCATTCAATACAACACTCACGGTTACCGGTGCAACTAATGTAACATTACCGACAACAGGTACATTAGCTACAACCGGCCTCACCGCCGGCAAAGCCCAGCAAGTCGATCAAACCGTAGCTGCTACTGTCCGGGCT